TCTTTCCTGAAAAAGTAACTGCTAAGATTGTTGTTGCTCCGCACACTTGGTATGAAGCAAACGATGATCTTCGTGATAGTTGGGCAATTCCTCTCACTGTGAATCTGCAGAGCACGGATGATTGTTTGTTCGTGCGTCCTCGTGCATACATTCTGCATGAACAAACTTCTTTTGCTGATGTAGAGGAAGTCTGCAACTTTGCCCGTCAAGTGTCAACTGCTTGTGAGTTCGCAACTGTTAAGGAAGCAGCACAGATCAAACAACAAATCAATGCTTGCATCCGTGTTGGTGTTGATGTTAATGACGGTTTCATTGATTGTGACCCTAATCTGCTGGGTTTGTGGAAGTTGGTGAAGTCCATCAAAGAAGATTGTCTCTTCCTGTGTCGCAACAATGGTCCTGCAACATACCTGAGCGGCAACAGAGTTGATGCAGAAGGTTATGTTCTCTCCAATGAGTTCGGCACCTTTAAGTTAGTCAACCGTGAATGTTTTTCTCGTGCTAACTTTACTCTTGCGAAATCCTGGTGAATTAAAATAGCTCACCTCTAAAGCGTTCCTACAGTATGAGCACTCCTACCATGCAAGCACAAGCACAACAAATCATCGCAGACAATGTGTATCAGCACACTCTCGCACTGATTGAAGCACTCAAAGACAACTATCGTCAGTGTTCGATTCGTTCTCATCAGCGTTCTGTTGAGCGATTTGATGCAGTTCCTGGTTATCATCAGCGCAAGATTGATGAACTCAAGTCTGGTAAGTGTGACATTGACTATACCATCGAGACTGGTAAAAAGTATCACAAAATTATTTTTGTTGATGGTGGTGGACAACGCTCTGCTCATGCTTTCATTGACAAGAACACTGGCGAAGTGTATAAAACTGCTTCTTGGAAGTCTCCTGCTAAAGGTGTTCGTTTCGACCTGCGATTGATTGTTGATCGTGAATATCTTCTGGAACATGCTGACTGGTCTGGTGGTTACCTTTACGCAAAATGACTTATTCTAACCTCTCCAAGATTCGTCCGAAGTTAAGAACATCAGGTAACATCACAGGTAACTTTGGACGCAGTAAAGTTTCAGCAGGTTCTTCACTCAATGATCTAGGTGTAACGAATGTTAAGGTTGTCAAATGTGTCACACAAACTGAATACCTGAACCGATTGTATCATGCTTTTGATCACACTACCGAACCTAAACTTCGTTCGTTTCTTTACACCGAAATCCGCAAGATTCTCATTCAACAAGGTAAATGGTAATCTCATGAAATACGAAGTCAAGTTATATGTTGGCGGCAAAGTCTTCACCGAAAGTGTAGAAGCCGTCAACAATCAGGATGCAAAAGCAACAGCACTGGCACGAAATCCGAAAGCAAAGGTGATTGGAGTCAACCCAGTTTTTCGGTAATTAAAATAGCTCACCTCTAAAGCGTTCCTATGGTATGAGCACGACCCCAACCATGATCGATTTTCCCACACTACAATCCAAGGACGGCACAATGCTGGTCGGATTCTATCCTGTTCAGACGCCATTTGGTGACATCTCAGAAGAATGGTGTATGCAAATCTTGTCTTGGAAAGGTATTGATCAGATCAGCAAAAAGTATCTGAATCGTGTTGAAAAGTCTCTTGCAATTCGTGACAGACTTGCACATGATTACATCCTGACCGGTGATAATCAAGACTTCCCCCAACTCGGTAATCCTTTCTACGGTGCAGTCTGATGTTATTTCAAGTCACTGAAATTGAGTTTGATTTTGATGATGAAGAGGAGATAAATGAGGACGAAAAAAATACTATCACCAATGAATGTATTGGTCAAGTATGGGAAGCAATCGATGAAGATGATTTAGTTGACGAGATCACATGTGCAACTGGTTGGTGTATCAAATCGATTGACTATCGTCATGTGTTAGTCTAAACAATGAGACGCAAATCCCTGACCTTTAAGAAACCCAATTCCATGAAAGTTCTCACACTCATCTTCATCGTAGCACTGTTTCTTTCACCCTCTGTTCGCACACTCACTTCCAACACATTGCACACAGTAGCAGATCTGATCTCTTCGAGCAATTAAAATAGCTCACCTCTAAAGCGTTCCTACAGTATCACCACTCACTCCAACCAACCATGCGTAAGATCGAAACTCAAATCATCAATGCAGTTCGTGACAATCAGGATCTGAAAGTTGCGAACTCTCAAGTGGTTACTTATACCAACCACTCTGATGTTTATCTGCACGGTAATCTGATCGCTCGGGTAGGCGAAACCTGGATCGAATTGTTCGATGGTGGTTGGCAATCACATACCACAAAATCCCGCCTCAATGCACTTCTCCAAGCGTTTGGTATGCCTGGCGAGTATGTGTTCCAGAAGAACTTTCAGTGGTTCGTTCAATACAACGGAGCACCGATTCCTTTCTTCTCTGGTATGCGTCTTGCCTGAATCTTTCTCACTCACAACAACTAAGGTAAATCATGATTGAAACACTTTTAGCAGCAACAATCGTCGGACAAGTCATCATTGGACCGAATCTTTTACAGACTGATTATCTTACTGAGAGAGACGAGATTATTACGATTGTAGAAACGATTGAAGAGGTTCCGCAATAATCACTGTTTCCGTCCTGAGTATGACATAAAACTGCTTCTTGCGAATGGTTGGGTATGCTGAGAGGGGACTGGTTATCCCCTCTTTTTTATTGGCAAAAAAGGCAAAAAAAGGCAAAAAAGTATTAAAAAACGATTAAAAATGTATTATTAAATATAAACGTGCTTTCGTAATCGTTCTCAATAAGTATGATTTATTGAGAATCATTTAGGTGTATTGTTGAGAATAAGTGCGTTGATTTATGTGCCTGAGTGGTGATACTTATGGTCAATTAAATGTGCTCAGGTCTTGTAAGTTATGGTCGATTAAATGTGCTCAGGTCTAGTGATCTTTGCCCGCACTCTATCACAACTCCGCGCAAATGTCAAGACCCCTCAGTATCTCCAAATCCCCACACATCCCCTCAAAAAGTATCGAGACCGCACATAAATATCCACCAGGGTGTTGACAATATTTCTCAGGTATCTTAGACTATTCAAAGAACACCAAGGAGCGCACTTATGTCAGTTGCATACACTCAAGCACAGAAGCAGCGTTATAGAGTCACTCTGGATCTATCAGTGTTCGGTGACTTCGACCCACACCAGATTGATTGGGAGAAGTTATTCAAGCTAGAACCTGCAGAGAAGTGTGATGCATACGTGGAGGACCTAAGTACACCTGAGCGTTGGTAATCTGTGTGGCATTAAAATAGCTCACCTCTAAAGCGTTCCTATGGTATGAGCACTGCCACCAACACGATGAGCACCACTTTCCAAGCAAATGTTCTGGATACCAGCTATAACGGTTGGGAGAACTATGAGACCTGGAATGTTGCTCTCTGGATCAATAATGATGAGAGTTTGTATCACCTTGCGATGGAGTGTGGTGACTATGAAACCTTCTGTGATTGTCTAGGTTCGAGTGCAGTAACTGGCGATGGGGTTAAGTATAATGACCCTAGGGTAAATGTGATCCAAATCAATAGCGATGTGTTTGATCTCTAAGTAACAACAAAGGGGAATGAGATGCGCCCCTATAAAGACACTCACTGTTCCACACACATTCTAACACAAAACACACAAAATGTCCAAGTCTGTGATGCTTTCTCTTCTCGCTCAAGGTAACACTGGCAGCGAGATTCTGTCGATTCTTGATACTCTCGCTGCTGATGCTGTGAGTGATACTGAGGAGAGCACTATTGAGTTCTGATTGTTAACAACTGTGCGGCACCTGGTTGACACTGGGTGCCGTTTATGTTATACTCGTAGATATCAGTGAGGGCCAGTGTTTTGGCGCCCGTTGTTGATGGCGTCGCGGCGGCGTGATGCCGTTTCAAAAACCCCTAACTACCCTAACCTACAGAGGTGACAAATCGACCTCTAATTATCACAATCATAAAAATTTTCCGGAGGGTAAATCAAGTTCTATATACATTATGCCAGAAAAAATTTGCCCCATAAAATTTTCATGGAAAAGGTTTATCACATCTATGCAAAGGATAAATGTTTGTTTCACTCTCTCAAAGAAGACGAGTTTAATGTTACATGGGGGACACTCAATAAACTGGTAGGATTAATGAAAACTGAATACACAGAAACAGATTTAAGTTTCATAGAACTGACCGCGAACAAAGAAACAATTATAAATTCATCACATTGACAAAAGCATATATAGACTGTTAAAATTGAAGTTGAAGGTTAAACTAACTTTATGGCAAAAGGATTTACTGTAAAAGCAACCGCTCCAAAACCAAAAGAGGCAGAGTGGGATATTGATGAGATTAAACAAAGAATGCGTGGAAAGACAATCGTGTTCTGTCTTCCAGGTCGTGGATGTTCTTTTATTTTTCTAAAGAACTTCGTACAACTGTGCTTTGATATGGTACAGAATCAGATGAGTATTCAGATCTCTCAAGACTACTCATCAATGGTAAACTTTGCACGTTGTAAGTGTTTAGGTGCGAATGTTCTTCGTGGCCCGAAACAAATTCCTTGGGATGGTAAACTAGAGTATGATTATCAACTCTGGATTGACTCGGATATTGTCTTTGACACAAGTAAGTTCTGGCAACTTTGTGATCTTGCTCTTCCAGAGAATGGTGAAGAAAGAGAGATTGCTGCTGGATGGTATGCAACCGAAGATGGTCACACAACCTCTGTCGCACACTGGTTGGAAGAAGATGATTTCCGCAAAAATGGTGGAGTAATGAATCATGAAACGGTTGATTCAATTCAAAAGCGTAGAAAACCTTTCACGGTGGATTACACTGGATTTGGTTGGGTTCTGATTAAGAAAGGTGTTTTTGAAAATCTGGAATATCCTTGGTTTGCTCCGAAGATGCAAGTCTTTGAGTCTGGTAATGTACAGGATATGTGTGGTGAGGATGTTTCATTCTGCTTGGATGCAAAGGATGCGGGATTTGAGATTTGGTGTGATCCTCGAATTCGTGTTGGACACGAAAAGACTCGTATTATTTGATGGAGGCACTCTAAATGGCTAAAGGACAGAATAAAGTTATATTTGAACCTGGAGCACCGAAGAAAACTCGTCAAGGGCGTTCTCCTCGAACTCTTCTCTCGGCAACTTCTCGTAATGGACGTAAAAAAAAGTATCGTGGACAGGGTAAATAGTTAAAACAAAAAACTTAATATATGTCTTGTTTAATTACTAATCTACCTTCACAAGAAATCTGGGTTCGTAAAGAGTATTTAACCGATCATCAAAGTGGTTGGGGTGAGTTTG